GGCACAATATGGACTCCTTTCAATTTTTCAGTTGGTTACTGAAGGATATTGAAAGGAATCTACTGTACACCAGTTTGGTATATACAAGTCCAAGAATTGCAATAGTTCGATATGAAGAAAGTGAAAAATCAAGATTATGGAAATCGAAAGAAACTAACGTTTTATCTCCAGAGGAAATTCTGAGCAAGATCAAAGATAAGCTAGATTCTTTATCATGTATTCATGACAAAATTGAAGAACTGTTACGCATACGGTATTTCACTGTATACGTCGAGGACAAATCTGATAAGAGGAACATAATTTTAACCTGGTTGAGCAGAACTATAACAGACTTGGGGAAACATGTTGAGTATGATTCTATCAAGTTGATTGAGCTACAGGCAAGACAGTGGAGGATAGATAATGCTAACTTCCTACGACCTTATCATTATAATATTCCAATTAATGAATATCTTCGAGATAACGAAATTGAGTTGTTAGACACTGGTGATAATAAATGGAAATCAGACACTCTACAGGGATTACTCCCTAATTTCTATCATCGTACGCATACTCTAGTGGGATCTATTCTTTATGCAATTAATTCCAGACTGGACAAATATTCTACTGATCAAAAGCGTGCTTTATCTTACTTGTTGCACGTTATTCAAAAATGCTTTTCTGAAGGTTATCTCGAGATGTCTAGAGATAGAAAATGGAATCATACATTGGATGAGTTGAGAAACTCAAGATTTCATTTATACAACGCAAAAATAATACACGCCGCTTGTGCTATGATTTCGTTAGCTCATTCTGATCACATTGATTTGGAGTTCCTATGTCAAATCATTACCGTGTATAGCATAATTCCAGCTAACGCAGCAAAATTACTTTCGTCACCAATGACAATGTATGTGGGAGTCGTGACTTTTAGCTCGCATCAAGTGGCATCAACTGGTAACGCCTCCGAATGCTCTCCTACTACTATTCAAAACAACGTTTACGTTGACAAAGCTCAATATGATGAATGGAGCAACATGTTTAACTCTGACCCTCTTAATGCCTCTAAATTATTACGTCTGATGAATAGCAATCTAAAGACTTCAATTGAACAATTTTCACTAATTTTTAATTGTTTTTCAGCTACTTTCCATGTAGGCCACCGTATAGATAATGCTCAAGATGCCATAACAGATCAGGTTACAGCTACATACACATCAGACATTGATCGAGAAATGTATGATAATTACTACTATAGGTTGAAGAATATGCTTAAAGAAGAAATAATACAATACGTTGAAGATCATATTGCTAAACAGTATGTTGACGTTACAGCCGAATCCCTTTCAGCTTTGGCCAATTCATCAAATGGATTCTCTAAAGAAGTGACTTTTATTGATAGAAAGATTAAGACTACTAAAAAAATTCTGCACTTAGATAATGATTTGCTAGCTGAAGATTACAATGATTTAGGAAAAGCATTATCTCATGGAATACCAATGGGTACGAGAAACGTTCCCGCTAGGCAAACAAGAGGAATATTCATTCTCCCATGGCAGGTGGCGGCTATACAACACACTATAGCTGAGTCGTTGTACAAACGAGCAAAGAAGGGTTCGTATCAAGGGTCATTCGCTGAAGCTTATACAGCAAAGACGGCCTCTCTCACATATGGAGTATTAGCTGAGGATACCTCTAAAGCTACCAAAATCATATTATACACTGATGTATCTCAGTGGGACGCCAGTCAACATAATACCGAACCATACCGATCCGCTTGGATTAACGCCATACGTGAAGCGAGATCTGAAATGAAATGGCTGTATTCTGATGAGCCTATTGTATTAAATATGAACGTTCTTGATTCAATGATAAAAATCCAAGAGTATCTTTTAAATTCCAATTTAATCGTGGCTTCTCCAGGCTCACAACGTCCACTAAAAATAATAAGATATCATGGTGTTGCATCGGGTGAAAAAACAACCAAAATAGGCAACTCGTTCGCAAATGTAGCACTAATAGAAACAGTTTTAGACAGTGTGAAACAAGAAATTCCAGATATAGAAGTTACACATCTAAGAGTAGATGGAGACGATAATGTAGTGTCATTAACTACGTCATGTCAAATATCAAAGTTGCAAGAAACGGTTAAGAGAGCATATTCAAAACTGAATGCTAGAGTTAAAGCACTTGCTTCATATACAGGTCTAGAGATGGCAAAAAGATTCATAGTATGTGGAAAAATATTCGAAAGAGGGGCAATTCCCATTTTTACGGCTGAAAGACCTTACGGAACCGATGTGTCAATACAATCCATGTGCGGATCATCCATTTATTCGTCTGCCGTTAATGCGTACCGTGGGTTTGGCGATTCATATTTTGCGTTCATGCAAGATGTATTGGTTCCTCCGTCATCATCCGTAAGGATAACTGGAAGATTAAGGGTGTTGTTGTCACCAGTAACTTTGTATGCAACTGGTCCGCTCAGCTTTGAAATAACTCCTCAGGGATTAGGAGGCAGATGTCGTATGTACACACAATCAGAAAAACTTTTCACATTATTTAAGCTGTTAACTCAAACTGTATCTGTTTCAGTTACTCCAGAAGAAATTAAGAAGTATTCTAACACGCCTCAATTTAAAAAACGTACAAGCGTCATGATCAAAAGTATGCAAATGAAGTTACACACTGAAGCTGCAGCATTGTCAAGAATAATGATTGATAAAGAAGAACAAAAAACATTAGGAGTGCCAAATGTTCAGAGTCAAAAGAATAGAAGTCAGATATTAAAGGCAATTAACATTCTCGGTGTTCCAGAACAGAGTGGTATATCCCCGAAAGGGTATTACCCAGAAGAACTCTATTCTCTCGTTGTCAAACATTCAACCATCAAATTTATTGATTATCAACAGCCAATCGACATATATCGTGTAAATAACAAAGCTGTAGAGTTATTACGTGCCCAATTGGGGGTAAGGATATCTGACTCAAAACCAATCGCCAAACCATCCAATCATTTGTATGATATAGTTAGTTCTATTTCTCCAATCAAACTGTCACCTAGCGATTTGTTAAAACAATCCAGAAAATATGATTTGTCCACGTACAAAGGTAAGAGAACATATCTGCTTGATCTAGGTCTCACAGGAAATACACTGAAGACTTATCTCGCTTCAAAATTACTTTTTAGAGATCTTTTACTATCCAAATATGACGAGCTATATTCGACGCCAGGATTTGGTGCCACACAACTAACGACAATCCCGTTAAATGTCTCTTCGGCTGAAAAAGTCTTTTCCATAAGATTGAATTTACCTTCTCATTTGTATGAGATTGTCATGTTGTTATTGTTATATGAATATGTACACTATGTATTCATGTCCCACAAAACTTTTACCGCTACAATGCATGCTTCAAGTCAAGAAGAATCTGCGCGATTAACTAAACTCGTGCTACATATGTTAGATGATATACAACTGGATCAAGTGTCATTTTCAGATGACGCTTGGTAGATCATAACTAATAAAAACCC